ACCTACATCAGCAGATAAATTTATATCTCCTGCACCATTACTAATTATTTGACCATATATTGAAGAAGAAGCATCACTATCTTCTAGTCTAATTGTAGGATTTGAATTTTTAATATGTAATACATTTGATGGAGAAGTTGTACCGATACCAACTCTATTATTTGTGCTATCAATATATAAAGTATTTGTATCAATACCTATTGAAGTGCCATCAGCAAAGTTAACAGTATCTCCACTATCACCGATAGTTAGAGTTGTGCCTGATTGTGGAATTATTTTATCTACTTCTAATTGTGACATTATACAATTACCAATGTTCCTGTTACTGTGACAGTTTCTGTAAAAGTTACTGGACCTGCAAGGACTGCAGATTCAATTTGCATTTTTTTATCTAAAACTTCTGCATGATGATAAATATCTTCTGATGCAGGTTTGTCACCTACATATACTGTTCCATTAACTTCTGACATATTGTCTCCTATTATTATGTACTAATACTATCTACTCTACTTAACCATGCATCTACACTTGATGCAGCACTAGCCACACCATATAATACATCACCATTTTGTAAAACTATTTTAGCTCCACCTTGAATTAATTCAATTGAAGTTGCAGGTGGAATACTTAAAGTTTTTGCTATGTATCTATCAGTTCCTGCTCCACCTTTATCAATGTATATATCTACAGTTACTGAACTTGCTGTAATATTAGCTAATCTTAAACCAATAATTGCATCATCAGAATTTGCAGTTAATAAGGTAGTTTCAGAATTTGTGATTTGAGTACCAGTTGATTCAAAATCCTGTGCCATTTTTATATTTTCTCCTTGTTGTTTATTATATAGGTAACTTCCTTAGAAGTCAACACTAAAGTGCAATTGCCATTGCTACAGCAAATCCTGCAGTAGCTTTAGTATCAATTTGAGTTTGGATAGCTGAAGTAACACCATTTAAATATCCAAATTCAGTATTAGATACTGTACCATCATGTATTTTAGTAGCATCTATAGCTGCAGCAGCTTTAATGTCTGCATTAACTATATTAGTAATAGTATTATTATCTGAATCTATACTTTTATTTGTTAAAGTTTGTGTTCCTGTTAATGTAGCAACAGTACTATCAATTGCAATATCATTAGCATTTGCATCAATACCTGTACCACCAACAACATTTAATGTAACATCACCAGATGTTCCACCTCCAGTTAATCCATCACCTGCTACAACTGAAGTAATATCTCCAACTGGAACTGTTGCGACTTGTGTATCGACATATGCTTTAATTGATTGTTGTGAGGCTACTGCTGTTGCAGAGTCTGAAGACATAGTATCTTCATCTAAGAATGCTGTACCAGATAATGTTCCATCTAAAACTGGACTAGTTAAAGTTTTGTTTGTAAGAGTATCTGTTGTTGCTTTACCTACTAATGTATCTGTTGATGTTGGTAAAGTTATAGTTCCAGTATTTGATATAGATGAAATTACTGGAGTTGTTAAAGTTTTATTAGTTAATGTTTGAGTTCCAGTTAATGTAGCTACAGTTGAATCTATTGCAAATGTAACACCATTACCAGCTCCAGCAGTATTAATACCTGTACCACCAGTTAATGTTAAAGTTTCTGAATCTAAATCAATATTTAATGGACCACCTGTATCAGCTTGAAAATCTAAATCTTGTGCAGTTACTTGTGAATCAACATATGCTTTAATAGATTGTTGAGATGCAAGTTTAGTTGCTGAATCAGATACCATATCATCTTCATCTAAAAATGCTGTTCCACTAATAGAAGTATCTAATACTGGACTTGTTAAACTTGGACTAGTTAAAGTTTTGTTTGTAAATGTTTGAGTATCTGTTAATGTTGCAACTGTAGAATCAATTGCAAAAGTCATTGTTTGTGCAGAACCTGTTGTATCAATACCAGTTCCACCAGTTAATGTTAATGATTGTGAATCTAAATCAATTGTTTGAGAACCACCAGAGTCACCAGAAAAATCTAAATCTTGTACTGTTACTTGTGCATCTACATAAGTTTTAATAGCTTTTGCACTAGCTAATGTATCATCACTTCCTGATACTGCATTTAAATCTATATCTATATCTGTAATAGAAGTAGCTGAACCAATTACTAAACCATCTAGTGTAACTGTACCATCAAAAAAAGCATCTTTAAATTCTAATGAAGATGTTCCTAAATCAATATCATTATCTGTTGTTGGTATAATTGCACCATCTTGTAATCTAAATTGTTCTGTTGATGTACCACTAACATCAATTGAAAATTCAATTAAGTCATTAGTACTATCAATTAAAATTTTATTTAAAGGAGTAATAATACCTGCATCTCCAATTAATCCTATAACTGGACCTTCTGCAACAGTACCATCATGTTTATGTCCTGTAGTATGATTAAAAGCTGCTAAAAGTTGATTGTATTCATTATTAAATAAAAGTGCTGTTATAGTATCGCCATTATTTAATGAACTTTGTCTAGTATATCCTGCCATAATTTATCTTCTTCCTCCTGCTATAAACGAAACAAACATTCCATTTACTGAATATGGAGCATTAGTATCATCACTAAAAAATTTAAAGTTATTAGAAAAACCACTTCCATTTACTAAAATACTTTTACTTGGTAGTGTTGCTGTACCAAATATTGATGTACCAAAAACTGCTGACCCAAATAAAGAAGGTGCAGATAATTGTCCAACATTAAAGTTACTAGGTTGAGGAACTTCAGAACTTTCAAAATCGTATTTAATAATTAAATTTAAATCGTTTTGTATTCCTTCAGGTTCAATATTAACCTTTACTTTATATAAACTTTTTCTTAAACCATTATCACCATAGTCCATATCTGGTGTTTGAAATTCTGCTACTACATTACTTCCATTGAAGCTACTACCAACATCATGTTGATAAACAAATCCTGATTCATCTGAATGAAAAATTACTTCTGTACCTGTACTATTTAAATTAGAAGTACAAAATTTTACAGGCATTCCTTTTGTTTGACTCCATTCAAAAGCAGGGATACCTTCAGAACTATATTTAAATGTTCCAATAATTCCTTTTTGACCAGAATCAGCTTCACCTGTTCTATAATAAAATAATCTATATTGACTTCGTTCTCTAATTACAATACTAGAGATTGTAAAGGCAGCAAAATTATTTAATAATTCATTAACTAAAGGTAAAATTTTTCTACTAATAGAACCTAATTCAACATCATCAATTCTAGCTGTACCAGCAACTGTTCTTAATCCATCAGGTGCTAAGAAGATTAAATCTCCACCTATTTCCTGAATAGAGTTACCACTTACACAACCTATATTTTTTGTTACTGATTTAATTATAGGAGTAGAATCAAGGTTTGTCAACTCATATATACTATTTTTACAAAATATAATTAATGAGTTTCTAAATACTTTAATACCTGTTACTATATCTCCTACATCTATTGAACCTGCAGAAGAACCTTCAAAATCATAAGGTTTTAATCTAGTACTATAAAATACTGTACTAGGATTAGCTGTTTGACCAGATACAACAATTCTTTCAGCATATCTTTCTATTAGTGAACAACCTACTGGAGAAGACCTTTCTAATTCTTGAAAATGATATTTACTATTATCATCTATAAAAAATTCAAAGATTTTGTTTGCTCCATCTACACCATAGATAGTACCATTTTGACCACCTGTAGATTCAAAGTTTATAAATTTAACATTTGATTGACTAGTTCTATTGATAGTTGTTGCAGCAGCTAAACTAGATGCAGAGATACCACCTATAAAATAACTTAATCCATTTTGAGTACTTGCTGTATCAGCAACTCTATCTAATGTTAATACAGTATTACTAGTAATAGATAATACTTTATAAACTTTTCCGTCTATTTTAATATCATCATTAAGATTAAAAGATGAAGTAAATGTTGTACTTGTTCCTGTAACTGTTGCTGAATTATTACTAATAGAAACTGTTCCTGGTCCTGCTGTAAATGTATTTTTATTTATATTAAGATATGATGTTCCTGATAGACTAAAATATAAATCATCTGCTTGAGCAACTATTACTCCATCAGCATAATTAGTAAGACCATGCATTACATCTGTTGCAGTACCACTTGGAGAAACAGAACTACTACCACCAAATTTTGTATAACCACTAACTCTTCTATAACCACCTGTAGTAGATGATTCAAAATTTTGTAATTTAGTTGCAGCTCCTGGAGTTCTAAATAAAGCATGAGAACTTGAAATTAAATCCAAGCCACCTTGTACTGTAATTGAAGCTCCTTGAGTTGGCATAGTTTATCCTTAATATAAATATGTAAATCTAACATCTGACATATACTCTGGTTGAGGAGAGTTT